CTCTTCATCGTATCTTCTTGCTCGGTGGTCATTTCGCCGGCAATCTTAATACGGAAGTCATACTTCTTTTTAGATTCAGTTAGGTGTTCTTTGAATGATTTCATAGTGTATTATTTATTAAGATTCTTTAGTTTTTCCAAGATGCTATTACGGTCTGTGATAATGTATCCTTCACCTTCTACGGTATTTCCGTTGCCTTCACCGTGTTTTTTATCAATGGCTAGCTTTTTAAGCTGTAGATCAACCATCTTTAACTTCTTGTCAATCTTGTTAGTTTTAGCTGTAATGGCAGCATTCATCATCTGTGCGGCTACTTCAAACATGCGTGACCCATAGCGGGCTTCTACATTCATACCTAAATCCATTAGGTCGTCGTAGGCTTTTTCAGCTTTGTCTGCAAGTGCATCTAACTCCGAATCGCTGATATCGCCAAGTCCTTTTACACGAGGTAATGCGGCAGCAATTTTATCAAATTCTTCTAACTTTTCTTCTAGATTAATTGTAGGCACTGGACTTACATCAACTGCTTCTGCTTGAATAACAGACTCGGCTGGTTCTATGTTTAAGAGTTCTTCTAACTTTTTGGTCATATTTTTACTTATTCCGTTTTCCACCATTCTGGAAAATATCACTCTCGTTGACAATCCTAAATTTAATACCCTGCTGATTACACCAATCTGCGGCTGCTGACCATTTGGCTTGATTCTTAATAAACTGTGCTTGGTTGTAGGGATTTTTACCTACACGTTCTTTTAGGGTTTGATTAGCAGGTTTTATTTCTACAATCTCAACGTGCTTCTTCATGTTTTTATCAACATAAGAAATTAAAAAATCAGGAACGTAAACTGTGTGCTTACCAGTTAGAGGATCTCTATAAGGTATCTTTACACTTTCGCTGGACCACTGTTGTATGCTAGGATTGTTATCACAGAAAGTCATAAAAGTAAATTCCCACGAACTTCTATATCTAGGAGCACCTTGTCCCATATATTTTTCAGGGTTTTTTACTTTATAAACCCCTTGGCTAAACTTTAAGCTCATACTGCTATGTTTCTTTGAATTTCAGGATGTGGTTGAGGTTTATCAGCATAGCCCAGACTGCTACTTTTAAATCTATTGTAATTTAATATTTCAGATACTAGACCAGATAGTTGTACATTGTCTAGACCTCTTAATGTATCTAAAATTTGCATGGGATTATAATTGTCTTGCTTAGCCTGTCTAATAATTGTAACAGCAATAGATTCAGCGGCTACTTCACCAAAGTCTCTGTTGGTAAAATAGCCTTTCATAGCTGCTAATACTGATGAGTTGATTTCAACAGGCATGTTCATGTACGAGTCAAATGCTTGAACTGTGGAGTCTTGAGATTTACTAACAGGGACGTTAGAATAGTTTTGATTCATGATTACCTTTTAGGAGGAAATATAAGTGCGGCGGGATTTGCTCTGATCTTTCCATCAACACTGGTGTTAAATGCTTTGAAGATGTTAATACCTACACCACCTGGTAAATTAAATACTCCCGGATTGTATTCTGTACTTGGCGGAGTATAATATTTTCCAGGAGCAGTTTTAGTTAGCGCCCCTAACGCCCCTGCCGCAATATTATATCCAGTAGCTTTAGTTCGAACAATACCTTTAGTGTTTACATAATTCTTAGCAAGGATTGTAGCAATGTCTAACAATGGGTTTGGTGATTTGTATGCCCCGCCAACCTTACCAAATACCCTTTGAGCACCCGGTTTATCAAATCCTGTTTGTTGTTTAATATAGTAAGGATTGTTTATAGGATTTCCTGCAATTTGCAAAGGGCTAGGAGTTTTGTCATAGTACACACTAGTGAATCCTGGCGGATCTGTTTCTGCAACAATCTGTCCGTAATCATACAGTACATTTTCGTAGGCAACCTGCATTCTATTTTGCATTACTTTGCTGCCTTCACTTTGGTTTAATGAGTCGTGTGCCCATTCTGTAATCTTAGGATTAATCAAAGTTACCTGAGTAAAATTTTGTTGATGCAGACTGTAAATTTCTATAGAAGTAAGAAAAGGAACTTTGACATTGTTATCATAGATACCATATTGATAATCTGTTTCACCGTACTTAGTATCTCTAAATTCTACAGGTACTTCGCCTGTAGTTCCATAACTACTGTCTGCAAAATAATGTTTGTAATAGTTAATCCATAGCTTGTTAATGATATCAAAATTATCATCATGGAATTCTACGTTAACAGGAGTATAGGTTAATTTAGTAGGTACTATTGTTTTTCTATTATATTGATTTAATGTCTCAGTGGCAATTGTAAATTTAGGAAGATCAACTTTCTTGACTAACAATCCAACATCCATTGCTCCGGTATTACGCCATTGTTGATCTATAATAGCATCCGGGTTAATGTTGAATACTACGTAATAAAGAAAACCTAATTTAGGAGAATATGCGTAATTTTCGTCAACGTATAGTCGACTAGCATGTTGATAGTCTTTTAAATTAGGATATCCTCTAGCATAGCCTGTGCCGGATAGGTAGTTAGTAAATGCGTTGCTCATACAAATATTTAGTCAAATAAAAAGCTCGGGTTTTTATGCCGAGCTTTATTTTAGTTAATTTAACTATTAACCTGTAGTTAGTCCCTGTGCACCTGCTGGTCTTACAACACGACCTACATCAATACCAATACCGCTGGCTGCGCCGCCTGGAGCGTCAAGTTGGATTGCGTTATCGTATGTAATAGTTAATGCAATATCCATAGGATTAGTTGCATCAGCATAGTCACCACCTTGATATGTAGCTTGTTTGATAAAACAACCTAAGAACTCAAAACTTTCTAGTGTAACTGGTTCAAACGCACCGTTGCCACCGTCAAGCATTTCAACACGCATTCTGAACTTGTAGTCAATGCCGCTAGCAGCACCGCTTTGTTCAAAGAAGTCAAATTGCTTCTGTAGTTGCTCACCCACTTTGCGACTAACAACACCACTCGCATCATCACGGATAGTTAATTTTGCATCTGCAAAATTGTGCTTACCTAATAGCTTAACTGTGCTGTTATAAACAGGTAGTTTGATTTCTTCAAAAGTAACGTCAGGTCGGCTAACGTTCATAACCTGTTTAGTTAGTTCAGTTGTCGGTTGTCCTGGGACACCAAAACTATCTAAAGTAACACGGAAGCGGTACTTTAGTTTTGGCATCAACAGACCTTGTGTAGTAGAAGCTTGGCTTCCACTAATAGGTACTGTAAATCTTGATAAACTTGCGATTGGCATATAAATGCTCCTTATTCTTTGTATTTACCTATTATAGTCCGGCTGCAATGTCACCAGTATTTTTTAAGCGTAGCGGAATAAAGATAAATTCCACAGCCTTAACTGGCTCAATGGCAATGTCAACATACAACTCATTTCTATCAATTCTAGAAGGAGTATTGTTTGTCTCATCACAGACTATAACATAATCATATAGTGCTCTTTGTCCTACTAATTCAAGCATTAGACTTTCGGCTGCTGCTTTAATTTCACGACGTGTCTGAGCATCGTTAGGTTCAAACAAGAATGGTCTTGCAAGAACATCTAATTGTTTACGTAGATAGCAAACTAAACGTGCTACGTTAATTCTATCCAATGCGCTGGCATTTCTAGCACGAGTGCGTTGACCGTAGGCCAATACACCAACACCGGTTAGTGTGGCAATTGGATTAATCTTAACATCGTCGAGTACATCACGTAGACCTTGTGGCAATGCTGTAGATTTAAATTCTCCTTCAGCAGTAATATAACCAACTGATGTAGCATTGTCAACACCACCGCGGCGTGTACCAGCAGGTGCAAACCATGGATAGCTCTTAGCATCACTGTTAATGATAGTGCGTAACATCATGTGACTTGCTGGAACAACAATGTTGTTACCTGCGTTGTCGTTAGTATAACCGCTTGGGTAATACATGGCCATGTATTCGTCATAGCTAGTGGCACCAGCATCACCATTGTCCAATGCTTCGGCTGTGTTTAATCCCCAGGCATTTAATGCTGTGCCTGTTGGCTGTAAACGGAATGGTGTATCACCAACAACAAACGCTGTAATACCGCGATCAGTGTTTAGACCAATCATGTTTTGAATTACTTCAGGATAACCAGGTGTTGCCATTAGGTTAAATCCTAATGTATCATTGTCACGGATTGATTGATTAGTATCGATCAATGATTTAAATGCTTCAACTACCTGTGCTCGTTGACTTAATCTACCAAACTGTGGACCGCCATCAGCAGCTACAGCATTTTGCGATACCCAACGATCTGCATTATAACCTGTCATGCTAGCGTCGCCATTACGTGTGTTAAGAGCAGATTTGTTGATATAACCTGATACATATTTCTTAACGTTAAATCCTGAACGACGAGTATTCCATAGACGCATACCACGTGGATACAATGCTGGATCAGGACAATCTGGGTCTAGATAATTGCTAGTTCTTAGTGCAACAATAGTACGAGGGTCTGTAGCATTTCCAGCAGTTGCCCATCGAGCATCTGCAAATAACCAACCAGTTGGAGTTGATTGATCTGTTACGTCTTGCTTAACCCATGCTGTACCGCTGTAAACATAAATGTTTCTACC